GATTCAAAGTCCGTAGTTCTACCAATTGAACTAACCCCGAATGGTGCTTCTGGATGGTATCGATCCAACGTCTATCGCTTATCAAGCGATTGCTCTACCTTTGAGCTAAGGAAGCATGGAGGAACTAGTCGGATTCGAACCAACACCCCAAGGATTTGCAGTCCCGTGCATTACCGTTTTGCTATAGTTCCATAAAAAAGGCGGCTCCAGTAGCCGCCCTCTATTTATCTTAGAGACCAGCGGCCAATGCCCGATACCCAGCAGCAACTAGACTGCGGCTTGGTTTACCATGACGATACTTCTGAGTGACACGACCCTTAGAGTCTGTGCGCTTGTTCAGATAGATTGCATAACCCATGTTACGAATCTTACGAATAAGTTCGTAGGGATTGCCTGCACCATAACGTGAGGTAATCTGGGCTGCAGTCAATTCCTCGCCACGATTAACGAGAGCCTCGAAAACATAATCTAGTTGCGTTGCATTCTGAGTCATTATATATTTCTCCATTATTAAAAGATGTCGACCACTCGACCATTCGAATCAACTGCACGGATCCGAGCATTCGGAAACTGCCATTGCAGCTGACGCATATTATCCCGATACAGCTGCGGGATATTCTGAGTATACGAATACGTACGCCAGTTACCAGTCTCGTCTTGAAGCTGAATCTCGATCATATCCATATCCGTAACTCCCTTTTCTTAGGATAGAGTAATCTTACTATATTCCTCGAGAAATGTCAAGACATTTTTTAGATCAGAGAAGATAAACTTCTTGTTCTGCCATCTGTCGTCATGATCGTTGCCAGAGACCTCGACCATCCAACCGTTCTCGTAACGATTGACAGCAACACTATCCGAAACATTCATAAACGTATCACTTAGCTTAACCTGAGCCATATTATCCTCTTCGAGATTTGGTCCCTACAGTCGTCAGATCGACGTCAGGACCAGCATATTGTAGTCCGCCCTTGTTGTAGAGCGGCATAACGAGAGACGCTTTTCGGAGGATCTCCTCTTGAACGTGCTCTGGTTCCTTGTGAAGATTGGTCATAATATCTCTCTTATAACAATCTCCGGCTACGAGAGCCTTATCGTCGTAAGATCGAGTAGAACGATCAACCATCATATCATCAGTATACCTCGACTTCCAGTTTTCGTCAATCCCCTTTTTCAACTTTATTTGCTCGGGGTGAAGACCCTTTGATAACAACCATCTATCGTGATCTGAGACTAGCTTAGACTTAGCCTTACTCTTTCGCTTCCGTGTTCTAGTATTTGTGGTTGTGTAAAAGGCTGGAAGTATATGCATAGATATCGGTCTCCCTATTCTATACATATTATACCCTATTTCTCGAAAAAAGTCAAGTGATAATTTCGAGGATCTGTCTCAGTTTTTCTACAGAGGGTTTGTACTCTTCTTCAAGTATTTGCCTAGCATATACATGATTTTCATAGTCTAGTTCTTTTAAATACTTGTATCGAGAATCTATAACTGCTTCCAATACAATAGGAAGTAGTTCTGAATACTCTATGAATACTTGACCATCACTGTATATTTTCTTCATCGGTATTACTCTCTACCATTATGTATTTAGCTTCTGGATCCAATTCCATGTAAGCATCTAATAATTTTCTGACACTATATAGTCTTTTTGAAATGTCACGAATTGTATTATGGACTGCTTGATCGTTTACGCCTTCTTCGAGATCCGTAAGTGCAGCATCAAGATTCATATCCACCGAGTAATCAACTTGCCATTTATATATACTACCATCTTTATCCATATCCTCATTGAGTTTACTCGGAGGGAATAGAATTTCTTTTATCTGAGCCAGCCTTTCATCGGCTGGCGTAGTCTGTTTCGGTTCAACTTTAAATGGCCACATAATATAATCCTTCAATTACTTTTTGGTTCTACCCATATTGTATTTTGCTTCTAAAGTCCAATCATTCTTTTCTTTATGATTGATTATCTTAATCTGACTCATAGAAGCCATAGGCTCTACGATCCGATCTGGCTCTACAACTTTTAGTAGACCCCATTCCTGCAATAGATTGATGATCTTATTTCTTCGACCCTTATCTTCATCAGAGAAGTTAGAAGGCTTACCATCGACCATAAACATTTCTTTGAAATGAACAATATAATATTTGCCCTGCTTATGAAAAATATGACAGGACTGATAAAGTTTTTTCTCCTTGCGGGAAGCAACGCCAATTCGAGTTAAAGTTTCCTTGATCTTTAGAAAATCTTCTTCTTCGGCAATCTTCACCTCAACTAAAGAATCTAGAAATTCATTCATTTGACTCCACCTTTATTATTTTTATTTCTTATAATTGCAATTTGCTCTGCCGTAAGAATCTTCAGCGCTTCTTTTGTGCGAACATCATTGTATTTATAATAGTTGGAGATTAGAGTATGAAGTTCCTCTTGCTTCTCTCTGGCCTTCTTTTCCTCTTTCGTTTCAGGTTTGGAATAGCGTTTTGATTTACGTATAGAGTTAAACAGATAATCATAATGCATATTATCTGTTATACCATAATTACAATTTACCTCGTTGGCGTATAAGATCGTGTCCTTGTGATTAGATAGTATACTATTGGTTCTCCATTGACTATAATCACCGTCAATCTCAAGCCTCTTGCCATTTGTAATTGAATTTTCATATCGCCAATCGTATTTTAGTTTCTGACTTATGGCATGCTTTGCCCAGTTGCCAAAGAATCCTACTGCTTCCTTTTCAAAATCTCTGGCTTCTCCTAATACGTTTACGAATCCGTTCATAGGAACTCACAAGTCACCATAACCTCTGCACAAAATGCAGCAAAGTTAATTTCTGTATTAGCAGCAAATGCATTTTGATACTGATACTTGGCCAGAATTAAAACAAGATCTGGAAGCGTAGACTTTGTTACTAACTCTGCAGCATACTCATAGAACTGAGTAAACAAAGCATTGACATCTGTATCAAGATTATTCTTAACCCACTTACGGACTTCGGTATAATTTTGATCCTTCATAAACTTAACTAGCTCTTTGATAGAAGCCTCTGTCATATTAGCCAGAATGCCAGAGTCAATCTTACCAGTCGCAGAATAGCGCTGCAATTCATTAAGAACACGACGCCAATCTGGGAAGTGCTTGTTAATTACCTCGGCAATAACTGCCTTATCATATTCAATACCCTCATTCTCGAGAATACCAGTAACACGTTTGAAGAATTGAGTAGCAAGTTTGGCCATAGCCTTCTTGCTAATCTTAAAATCAATTACTGAACATCTTGAATGTAGGGGTTCGATGATACGGTTCTTGAAATTACATGTAAGGATAAACCCACAATTGCGAGAGAATTCTTCCATGAAATTTCTGAGAGCTGGCTGAGTAGAGTCGGCGTTAAGATAGTCAGCCTCGTCCAAGATAACATACTTTCTTCCACCAGACAGTGAAACTGCGGAGGCAAAGTTAAGTATTTCGTTTCTGAGAGTGTCGATGTTTCCATTCATACTTCCATTGATTACAATATAATCACAACCCAATTGTTCAAGCATAGCTCGAGCAACAGTTGTTTTACCAACGCCTGCCGAGCCTGCCAGAATAAGATTAGGGATATTCTTTTGATCAACGAACTGTTGGAACGTTGCTTTTAGATCACAAGGAAGAATAATATCTTCGATTGTTTTAGGACGATACTTTTCTACCCAAAGAAATTCTTCATTCATAATATAAACTCCACATTATCATTCTAAAAAAGCATCAAGAGTATTTCCTACTTCTGGAAAAGGTCTAGAACCTTTATTGTATGTTTTGTTTTTCATATCAAAACATTCTACACAATATTGTCTTAGATCTCTTGATGTTATTTGCGAAGGAAGGACATCTTGTCTGTTTGGTTTAACATAAAAATCACTATAGAGTTTCATCTGTCCACAATGATTACAAGGTTTTAATTTGTAAGACTTTCCTCCGAAAATATTACCCGTCACATTATTGGATACATGCCTACTAACTCTACCGACAGTATCGGATCTAATCATATCACATCTCCATAATATAAAATGGGGGGATAAACCCCCCCAATCTTAGAAGGTCGAGTTCTGCTCAACGGCAATATAATACTCAACATCATTCGCAGAGAAATGAGAGATACCCTTGGAAGAAATACTTACCTCGTAATCTCCTGGGATAATCTTAATGTTCTCAGCCTTAAAGATTGCCTTGAACACCTTGTCAGTTTCACCAATCTCAATAGTAAAGTCCTTCGAAGAAGGATTCTTACTGTCAGTTGCAACTAGAGAAATCTTACTGCCATCTCCAACAACAGCAATCTCTGGAAGAGAAAGAAGTGCACCACCCTTTTCAACTTCACGAAGATCGGATTCCTTTAGTGTAAAGCTAACGTCAACCGAAGGCAAGTTAATTTCACGATCAGGAGCCTTAGTGACTGTGCTTTCGTCAGCATAGACATAATGACTATTACGACGATCTTCTGAAACGTAAACTAGATTATCTTCGAAACGCAAATTCGGATCAGTGAACATAGAAAGCAGAGCAATAAATTCGTCAAGCTTATAGATAGCAAAACGCTTTGTAAACTCTGTAGGCACCTTTGCCTTTGCCATGATAGTCTTGGTCGGCGAGATTGTCTTTAAGACATTACCTTCCGTGATAACAATAGAAGGATTAATCTTGGCGAAGTTCTTCAAAACATTAACTGTATTAACATCAATCTTCATAATCTATTTCTCCTATCACTTATTTGGGGACTTCATCATATTCTTTTTACCACCTAGCTTCTCTGGATCTGCTGTAGCTGCAGCACCAATTGATGCCAAGTCAGCTAGAGTGCCACCAAAGATATATGTTCCTACATGCTGTAGAGCCATCCATGGACAGAACCAAGTACGTAGACCAATCTCTTGAGCCTTCTGACAGAACCAATAATCCTCTGACAAATAACGCTTTGACTTTGGATCAACTTCTGCCTGAAAGAACATTGTAATTTCTCTCGTGCCATCAAAATGTTCAGTGCGAACATGGTCTGGCTTATACAAATACTGCGGATAAGAATCAGCAAACTTTTGCATAGCCTTCTTAGTAACCATCATAAAACCAGTACCGATTTCTAGAACTTCGACTGGCTCTGATAGTGGAATGCTGGTTTGATTACCCTTTGGATTGAAAACATAATCACCAACAAACTTTTCTAGAACATTAGGATCTTGATCAGCAACACCCTTGTCTACTGCAGCCTTAATCTTTTCCCAAGAGATACACTTCTTTGGATAAGGACCACCGATAATATCATACTTATCTTCTTCTAGGCATTGAAGGGCCATAAGTGCAATAATATCTTGTGGATTAAAACCAATATCAGAATCAATAAACATTAGATGTTCAGACTTAGAACGCATGAACTCATCACAGCAATAATTTCTAGCACGAGTAATAAGAGACTCATTAAAAAGATAATAAAACTGTAATGGAATACCATTCTGTGCACAAATAGCAGATAGATCTGCACAGGATTTAGCAAACATGCCGGAACATTGTCCGCCATACATTGGAGTGGCTACGAATAAACCACGCTCTCTCAATTTATCTATCGGGACTTTGATTTCCATAATATACCTTTCTATGCTGTAATAGTATTTTGATATTTACAAGTTTGACAG